TGTCGATCGGTGATAAGATATTTATCAACTCAGATTCTGCTAATCTTATAACAGTTCTCGGTAATACAGCGACTGGTCGTCTCATCACACAATCAATTTTGGTTCAGGATTTCATCGAAGTTGAAGGTGAATCTGGTATTTCGTCTGCAGCGAATGTTATTATTCATGGTGACATATCGGGTGAAGACTCGACTGCAAATACTGTCAGTTTTCGGTGTGGACCACAGACGTCAAATATAAGTGCGATTGAAATCAAGGGTGCCAAAACATCTGCGAATAGTCAAACCGTCGTATTTAAGACTCGAAATACGGAAAGAATGCGGGTAGCTTCAGACGGTAAAGTGGGTTTATCCAATACTGAACCGAGTGAACTTTTAACTCTCGGTGGAAATCTAAAACTTAACGGAAGTAATGTAGGTATTTTTGGTGACGATACAAAATATCTAAAAACTTTTACTGATATCACCGGTAGTCAGACAAAAATACAAACGCGTGTGGGGAGTGGAAAGGGTCTGAACTTTTATGCGAGTACCACGGATACTATGGGAACGCCGAAATTAACCATATTAGAATCAAGTAATGTTGGTGTCGGTACTGGATCCCCAGTTGGTCTTTTACATACAAATGGTGGAACTGTATTTATTAATGATCAAGTCGCTAATAGAGGAACCACGAGTCATCTTGATACACCCTTGGTAGTATCCAATACAACTGCGATTGTGGGTACTTCAGATTTTAAGAATGTTCTCCAATTAGCTCGTGAAGGTGGTACGAGTGGTCAACACGGTGTGAGGAGTATATTTAAAATGGGAAAACATCAAACAACCTCTGGAACAGCTCGTTCTCAATTGAATTTATCATTAGCGGGTGATGATTACAACACGGAGAGTCATGTCATGACATGGCGAAGTAATAAGCGGGTGGGAATTGGTACTACCACACCCACAGCCCATTTGGAAATTCTTGGAACAGGTATAGGAAATTTCAACACAAATGGTTTACTCGTTCATAATATTGAAGGTACTCCGGGTGATGCGATTATGGCTGCAAGGACGAGTAGTCTCAATTCAAACGCATTCGCTTCATTCGTGCAAACTGACGGAAACTCTACGTCAGCTATTGACGGTGCCCAAGGTTATTCTATGGGTGTAACGGGTGGCTCAACCGCTGATTTCAGACTTACAAGAAATCCTAATGTGATTAATGAGTCTTCGACGTGTAGAATTTTTATTAGTGGCAGCACTGGAAATATGGGAATAGGCACTGATGTACCCCGGGGTAAATTAGAGGTTAATGGTGATGTTGTTATAGGTAACCAATTATCATTCGGTGGTATACTTGGTGATGAATTTGGTAATACAATCATAAAAGAACAACTCTACTCATCCGCTGGTCAAGGTAAAACCGAGTTATTAATATTCAAGGGTAATGAACGAACTGGTTTGGGTCCTGATAGAATTAGAAGTGTTGCAGCCGAACACATATGGGAAACCTTCCCCCTTGTACCGGGTTTAGAGACATCAGCGGCCCGAGAAAACATTATAGCGGATAATGCATCTAGTTCTGGGTTTAAAACTTTAGTGATTACAAAAACAGGAAAAGTTCTCATCGGAACTACAGATGAGACATCTTTAGCTGATGAAGATAGATTTTTCTGTAACGGTGGGTTCGCTTTCCCTTCGGGTCAAAAAATTAAAACCGGTAACATGAATTTATCTTCCGATTTATTCGACGGGGTTATCGACACGTTAAACACGGCGAATTTAGTAATAAGAAACAACACCACAGCAACAGATACGTTTACTGAACGTATTCGAATGACACCAGAGGGGTATGTCGGGTTTGGAACCACAGTACCCGAATCAAATGTTCATATTTATTCCGACGCAACTGGTGACATAGATATACTCAAACTCCAAAATCCGGGTACAAATAACAAGGTTGGATTAACGCTAAACACGAATGATAATTACGGTGGTTACGTGAGGGGTTTTAGTGACTCCACCCATTCCGTACATGGTACGGTGATAGGAGGTGTTAATAATGGTACCGAAGCGGATGGTATACACATCATACACACATCGAATGTGGGTGTGGGTACAGTAAATCCAAGTGAGCACTTCACAGTGTATAACGGTACGACTCGTTTAGAACATGCGACGAGTAATGCTATTCTCGAGTTCAAGACGACTGGTGGAGTGTCCAATATCTACGGTGACCACACTGGTAATGTGTTTATCGACCCAGTTAGAAGTTTTATCGTGAATAGTGATACAGAAATTACCGGTGACCTTCAAATCGATGGTAAAATTGATTTGGGTAACCAAGTCGCAGTGGACCTCGGTGGTGCAGATGCCACAGCTTCATTAGAAGTCGGTGGAAGTTTCATTTCCAATTCGAATGAGGTCGCATGCAAACGGTATTCAAAAACCTTTACACGCACGAACCAACAAAGTCAGGATATACAGCTACGATTCAATAATAATTCCTTTTATGCTAAGATTGTCGCCATTTTGAGATCTGATTTTAATGTGAACGATATGAGTACTTTAGTCATAGAAGTTCAAGGTGGTACGCGTGATGGAGCGACTCCATCCGAAAATATAACGATGGGTAATAAAAGTCTTTTCGGTGGTGGTAACTTACACCCATGGAATCCCACGGTTACGACAGGTAAAAATGGTATTCTTTTCGCCCCAGAAGTTACATCGGGACGTACGTATTATTATGACCTTTTTGTCGAAGTCATAACATCCGTGGGTGGTAAGTTGATAGAAGTTCGAACAAACAATCCAGCTGTTGATAATTTCTCCGCAACACAATTGGCAACGTTTACTCATTAAATTTACTACGAGGGAGTACCCCGCGGTAGATTCAACATTTATGCCCTGATGGAATCAGAGATGGCTAGTGCGACTACGCCAACAATGAAAGCCATGATGACGTAATTCATTTCAGTTTCTTCACGACCGACCTGAGGCTTTACAGGTTCGGCCTTGGCCTCGGCGACAACTTCTTGCTGTCGAACGGGAGGCTCGAGCTCCTCAAGCGGACAATACGCTATCATTTATATATATTTAGAGATTAATTTCGGTCTTCTTCTTTCGACGAGTTCTTTTGGGTTTGGCTCCACCAACATTAACTTCTTTGACTTCGCCACCTGTAGAATCTCCTGATACCGAAATGATATCAGAGAGATCATCCTCATCTTCCATGATGGGTTCAATCGAATTTGATTGTCCCATGGTGGTGTTCATAGGTGGTGGCGGGGGCATCATGATATTACCCATCAAATTCGAAATGTCCATACCCGGTCCCTGCATTTCGTATTGTCCTGTACCTCCTACGGGTGCGTCCACAGAGGGACCTCCAGGTGTGCGTGTGGTATTCTGTACCGCCGACATCATATTCTTAACCAGGTCCGGGTTTTGCTTGATGACATCGTTCATATTTGGCATCACCGATTTGAACATACTATTGGTCAAATGGAACATCATCGCAGAGCCACCGAGCATCATAATCAGCTTGACCTCTGGTGCGACGTTGACCTTTGAGCGGTACTTCACATACAGCTCTTCAAACACCGAATCGTAGTCATCCACGTTCTCCATTACAGATTCAGACCAACCCTCAAGTTGAACCTCGAAGGGGTTGTATCTCTTGTTAAGAAACTCAAGCCCTGTTACACATGCGATGAGCATACGCCTCGAAAACCGAACAGATTGTTCTACATCTATGCTATACGTGATACGCTTAACCTCCGATCTGAGTTCATCAATCCCCGAGTATGCATTCAGTCGTTTGTTCACAGCGAAACCCTTCTTTTCTAACCGTCCTAGTTTATTAACAAGGTCCGCCTTTTCCTCGTCGATTGATGTATACCCCTTGGAAGGTTGTTCCGCCTGTTCACCTGGACCCGGCCCCATAGGTTCATCATCAAACATCATCGGTTCATCTTCACCGTAATCAATCTCTTCATCTTCCCTATTCTGAACTGGAACACTCTGTTTGTTGGGATTCACAAAAGCATCCATCGCTTCTTGGTGTTGAGCAGTTCCAGGTCTTTGCATGGGTCGTGTGGTGGGTCTGGGTGTTGGTCGAGGAGCGGAAATTTGAATCTCATCCATGAGTGCCTGCTCATCAGCATCTAATTTCATCACATTCGTTTGACCCCTGTCGAGTACGATTTCTTCGTCCATCTACTCTCTATGTAGAAACTAAGAAAATGTCTTTAACGCACTTCAAAAATTATATATGTCTATTATAAATGTTCAAACTCAATCTCAACCGCGCCGATCGTAACGCTCTCGTGGCAATGACCGTGTTGATAATTCTCATCACCATTCTTGGTTTCATGAATGTACGAAGCTCTAACTACCAACCCAGGCCAATTACTATTACACCCGTCAGTGAGGAGTCTCTTTTTGACCTCGAGTCTGATGTTGAGTGTGTTGCTGGTGGGGGTAAAAAGGATAGCCCTTACTCAGTTGGTCTCACTCCAGGTGGTCTCTGTGGTGCACAGGAATTAGTCGGTGCCCACGCTGGTTATGGGATCGCCGACGGAATCGGTGGATCTTTAATCTAAGCTATTTATAAAGATGGCCCTGATTACATCGCCAACGGAAATGATTCCCGACCTTAATTATGAATATCACACCATCACTATTGATAGTATGGGTCAGGATAATGCAAATACTTTTACTTGTCATCTTCAACAACCCTTGAAGAATGTGGTTCAGGCCAGACTCGTAGGTGCGCGCATCAATACAACTACAGCCACCGAACATTGTTACATATCTATAAGTGAACTTGACTCCATTTTCTCTGACAGGGCCTCCAATGTTCTCACAGGTCAATCATCTTTGAGTATTCTTCGTAACTCATTCGCCAGTCTCGTCACTGCCGATGATACAGGTATAATAAGTTTTAAAAATGAATACCCCGTTGCAACACAATACGTAAACCCAATTCGTTCTATCGATAGATTTACTGTAAATATACGGGATCAGGACGCAAATCTTGTGACTCCCCCAAACCCCGCCGAAAATAACTTTTTGGTCTTTCGTTTCGTTTGTAGAAATCCCAACCTGTAATTTTTCTCCCCTTAAATTAGTATTACCATGTCTGCCGGTGTTGTTCAATTGATTGCCATAGGAGCCCAGGATAAATTTATCGTGGGTGATCCTCAAATATCTTTCTTCAGTTCAACATTCAAACGCCATGCTAATTTTTCACAATCCGTTGAAAAACAAACCATCCACGGA